AGTCATTACGATCTGAAAATTTACAAAAACAGTTACGTTTCGTTCCAGTTCCCAATGGTGGGGCAATATTCATGGGATAAATCATGGCAAGACTTTTTATAACACCTCGAGAAATTAACTTTATTAATGACATAGGAAAAGAAATCACAAAAGATGTGATTGGACAGTTTATATATTTTTACCCGATATCAGACACAAAGACAAAAATTCATGATGTTTATGAGGAAGCTGTTGATAAAATATTTGAAAATCCAATTAAGCTAGATTGTATAGTTAATTGGATGCCTGAGGAGATTACAACTACTCGTTTTGGTAGCGAGGCATATTGGACAATGGAAGCATATGTTCAAAGTCGTGATCTTATAGATAAGCAAATAGAAATCATGGAAGGTGATTTTTTTCAATACGGCGCCGTATTTTTTGAAATAATTAAAGTTCCGATATCTTCAACAATATACGGTGAAATTGAATATACGGGTTATATGACACTTACCGGTAAACAATCTAGAAAAGGTAATTTTCTTAGTAAGGTGCTTGGCCCTTATGGCGAAGAGTATAGTGATGAGCAAGCAGTACAAGAGACATTTATCCAGCAGCGTGGTTTTGCTACAAACGCAGAAGGTCCAACGGGCGATATACGTGAATTGCAAAAGGAAGGAGTGCTTACAAAACCCATCTCAGGCCCAGCAGAGGTTTCGCCTAAAGATGCAGCACCTACACCCTCTTCTTTCTATGACGGGAGTTGATAATGAGTAAGAAAACAAGACAGTCAAAAGTAATAGGTCGACCGCCACAAAAACTGGATTTTGGAAGAACAGGCCCAAACATACCTAATGATTTTAGTATACCCTCAATAGGGATAGTAGATATTGATCGTGCTGTATTCAAACTATTCGATGAACAGCTAGCTTTTGAAGTAACATATCAGGGTACAGCATCAAAGGTTCCGGTAATTTTTGCTGCAGGAGAAAGATTCGCACTGACACGAAGAGACAGTCCGATAAGGGACAAAAACAATACACTTATACTTCCAATTATCTCAATTATGAGAAATGATATGGATTTTAGCCCCGGTCAAGCTGGTAAGGGTACAGCCATAGCGTATCGAGATCAGCCGGACTATTATATTAAAAAAAAGTTAGCAGAAGCAGATAGAAATTATCAAAATATAATCAATAAGCGCGGGCTTCAACATCAAGATAATGTGTCAGCAAGAAAAAATTTCGGCTTAAACGAAATTTCACCCGGGAACACAGCTAAACCTGGCATGCAAGCATCTAGAAGAAATGGAAAGAATCTAAGTTATTCTCGTGGAATGGGAAGAATTGGAATTGATAACAATCTTGGTGACAATATATTTGAAATTATTTCTATTCCATATCCTAATTTTGTTGCTATTAATTATAATATTATTTTCTGGACGCAGTACATGAGTCAAGCAAATGAAATACTTGAGACAATGCTATCTGAATTTAATTTAAAAAATGAAATTGCAATGACAACCGAGACTGGGTACGAACTTGTTGCTTTTTTTGACCAGACAATTAGTAATAGTTCAAATTTTGATGACTATTCAGATTCAGAAAGAATCATTAAGCATTCAATTAACTTAATAGTTCCCGGATACTTACTTGCAACAAACAATGACAATACAGGTTCACCATTCAGATCTTTCTTTTCAGCACCACAAATCAATTTCGGCTACTACGATGCACTCAAGCCTGTTGTCGTAAGACAAGACACAGACGCAACAGATATAAATGACTTTATACTAAGTAATATCGAGAGTGTGGATCAAATCAAGGGAAAGCTACTTCGTGGACAATCAAGTGAAGAAGTTGAAGTATACATTGAAGATCCTTTCACTAACGAAGAGTATGTAGCATACGGAAAGGTCAAACTAAGAAACCAAAGAGCTGGCGAAACAGTAGTGGGCCCTGCTATAGTTAAAAACATTGATAATCAATCTGAGTGAGATAATTCACTATTTACACGATAGTTATTATCGTTAATGTATTGAAGGAGAAAGTAGATGGCTGAACAAGTATTTAAATCCCCCGGCTTCTTTGAAAAAGAGGTGGATCTTAGCCAGCGAACAGGAAAGGTAACAGGCGTTCCTGCAGGTATTGCAGGTACTTCTGATATAGGCCCAGCATTTGTTCCTGTAACACTTGGTTCTATGGTTGACTTTAACAACCGTTTCGGTGGTCTTAGTCCGGATAAATTTGGCCCATATGCAGTCAATGAATTTTTAAGAAATAGAACAGCAATTACTTATTTGAGAGTTTTGGGCGCTGGTGCGAATAGAACAGAAACAGAAATAGGTACTACAGAGCAACAAGGGACAGTTAAGTCAGCAGGCTTTATTATAAAGGGAACAGCACAACCTGATCCAGGTAGTCTAAATCGCTATGACGGTGACGTTGTATTTATAACAGCAATTCATGATGTACCTACAGATTGGGAAGTACCGGGCTATCCTATTTTTACAGATAATAGGACATATAATTTATCAGCAGGCGGCGATGTACAGCTCGTCAGGGGTATGATTTTTACAACATCAGGTTCTAGGGTTGAGATTCTAAATCATAATGAAGTATATACTGGGGCAGCAACAACAGATGATGTTGCAACAATAAGCGCATATGATGGGTCAGAGCTAGAAGGCACTTTTAAGTTAATTGTTTCATCATCTCAATATGGGTCTTCTTTTGCAAATGACGAGGGCTTTGCTGGTATTAAAATATATACAGCATCTTTAGACCCTAGTAATACAAATTATATTGGAAAAATTTTAAATCAAGATCCTGACAACTTTTTCAAAACACAGCATTTACTTTATGGTGACTTTGCTGTAGAGAGTGAAATAGCAAAGGTAAGATATGACCTCACCGACGCAACAGTTGGAATAATGTCAGGATCTCAAAATGTTAGCGTATCATCAGGAGATATTACTCAGACATTTGAAAACGCATATGGAAGATTTGATACACGATATAGGCCAGCAGTTACTACAAATTTTATATCGCAGCCATATGGAAATAGTGAATATGATCTTTTTAGTTTTGAAACAATATCTGATGGTGCGGGATCCAATGCAAGATTTAAAATATCTATTTCAGAAGTAAAAAGATCCTCTGATCCCAAGGTTCCGTATGGAAGCTTTGCTGTTCAAGTACGAGACTTTGGAGATACAGATAAAAATATAAGGATACTAGAAAGATATCCTAACTGTTCTTTGAATCCTGCTGATGAAAATTATGTTGCAAAGAAAATTGGTGATATGAAAGTATACTATAATTTTGATGCATTAGCAGATTCTGACAGGAGGCTTGTTGTTTCGGGGCAGAATCCAAACAAGTCACAGTATGTTAGAATAGTTATGAATACTGCTGTGACAAACGGATATATTCCTAAAGATGCATTACCTTTTGGCTTCCGAGGATTACCTGTCTTAAAAACTAATGATTCTTTATCAGACAGCGGTTTAGCAGCTGATGCTCTTCCAGCCGGCGGTGACCCGGAACATTACAGGTTGTACGGTGCCACTACGGCCGCGTCTCGAATTTTATCAGCTTCGGTAGTGCCGCCTGTTCCACTTAGATTTAAAGCTACAAAAGGTGCTGTTAAAGCATCTAGTACGCCTGCTTTTGTCGGAGAACCAGGTAGTTCTGAAACTGCTGATGCAAATATTTACTGGGGTGTTAAATTTGAAAGATTACCTGCGACAGGGTCAATGAGTAATTCAGTTTTAAATTCAAATGCTTCTTCAGAACAAAACCCACTAATAAGTGCATATTCAAAATTCTTAGGCATTCAAAAAATGGATGTGTTTGTCACTGGATCAGGTGCTGATCAATTTAATGACAATAAGTTCACTTTAGCAAGAGTAGCACTTTATAATAGTGTTGCAGCAGATTCTACATTAGCTGCATCAATTGTAACAAATATAACTGGATCTGACGCAGAACATATGCTCGAGACAGCTTATTTGAGAGACAAAGATCCTAATTACACTGATTATACAGTTTTAGATGGAACACGAAATAGAATTACAATGGCTTCTTTGTTATCTTACGCCGATAGTCATACTTACTTTAATAAATTTACTAATTATCTTAAATTTACAAACATGATGTATGGTGGCTTCGACGGCAATAACATCCTTGATAAAGATATGCGGTTAATGAATGATAGAGCAGCATCGACTGCTACAGGTGGTAAGGCAGATGGTGGAGACATTAGTAGGCTAAATCTTAATGCAACTTACTCTCCAGGTTCTGGCCCAGATAACAATACTGTTTTTGCATATAGAACAGCAGCAAAAATTCTATTAGATCCAATGGCTTCAAGAATTAATATTATGACCATCCCAGGTATAAAAGATCCAAACGTTACCGATTTTGTATCAGATTTGACAAGGGATTATGGGCAAGCTATATACTTGATGGATATTCCTGCATATGACAAGACAGGAACAGGTACAAGGCTGTACAGCGATAGTGATGCACAGCCCAATGTAAGAAATACATCAGATCAATTTTCTGGTCGAGCGATTGATAATAATTTTGTTGCAACATATTTTCCTGACGTAAGCCTTCTAGATGAAGTAAACAGTAATCGTGTCGTAAGCGTGCCTGCGTCAGTTGTTGCACTTGGTGCATTAGCCTACAATGATGCAGTTTCTTACCCGTGGTTTGCGCCGGCAGGATTCAATAGAGCATCGCTTGATAGAGTGCGAAATACAGCCGTCCGACTTACAGCAGGCGATCGTGATACACTTTATGAAACAAGAATTAATCCAATTGCAAACTTTCCAAACGGTGGGTTTGTAATTTTTGGACAAAAAACTTTACAACAGGCACAAACAGCGCTTGACAGAGTAAACGTAAGAAGGATGCTGTTAGAAGTTAAACGACTTATTGTTAAAGTAGCTAACAAGATTGTTTTTGAGCAAAATACTCCTAAGACTAGGGCAAGATTTGTAGCTCAAGTAACGCCTCTTCTTTCTGTAGTGCAAAGTCAACAAGGTATTGATCAATTTAAAGTGATAATGGATTCTTCTAACAATACACCTGAAGATATCGAAGGAAATCGTCTAAATGGACGAATAATTTTAGTTCCAACACGAGCAGTAGAATTTATTGCAATTGATTTTATTATAACAAATTCAGGTGTAAGTTTTGAGTAAGACATATTTAAGTTTAAGATGTAAATGGAGTTTTAAATGGGAGAACTGATTTTTAAAAGCCCGGGCGTAAGTACCAGAGAAATTGACCTGTCAGGAAGATCTGCAGTTGGTCCCACAGGAGTACCTGCAGGTATTATTGGAACTACTAATCAAGGGCCTGCGTTTGTTCCAGTTACAGTTGCAACATTCTCAGAATTTCAATCAATATTCGGCCAATCAGACGGAAAAAAATTCGGCCCCTTAGCAGTCAATGAGTGGCTAAAAAATGCAAGATCGTGCACATACTTAAGGGTGCTCGGAGCAGGAAACTGTCTTCAGCGCGGTTCAACAGGAATTGTAACAAATGCAGGGTTTGTTGTAGGGGGTGAAATAGTTCAGGAAAGTGGTATTGTAGGAAATAATTCACGTTACGCAAATCAAACAGCTGCTGCTTCGATAGAAGGAAGAACCTATTTCCTTGGCTGCCTTATGTCACAGTCAATAGGTAGCACTATATTTTCTGATGCGGGTATTCAAGTATCCGGTGAAAATAGAGCAGCACCGATACTTCGAGGTGTTCTACTGGCACCTTCCGGAGTTATTTTATCACTTTCTGGTAATTCTTGTGCCAGTGGAAATGAGCCTGTTAGTACAGACACTGCTGTTGCAGCAAATGGTGACTTATTTCCTCAAAAGGGTGGAATTACAGGATCGCTTTATTTGTCTTCACAAAATTTCACCATGTTA